AGCGGCCTTAGGTCACGTCCTTTATAAAAGGGAATTGAATGGTGTGTAGAAGATAATGAAAGTGCTTTGGGTTGCAGGAAAGAACGTTTTACAGATTCAACATTCCAACAAGATTGGATTCCACGCTCTTCTGAAGTTTTCTTAATAACTTCAGCAATAAACAGGATGTCCTCTTTTTTTAAACCCTTGGCTTCATAGGTTTGAAGCAACTGGCTTGGAAGCTTACGGTACCTCAAAAGAGACCCCCCGAACTCACGGTCTAACCATAGCAACCACAAGCATTGGCGTCAAGCAGGTGGGTCCAGAAACCCGCAACTGTGGGTTGTTGCAACCCTACCAAGTTTTTCAAAAAATAGATTCCAGTGATAGTAAGGGGTTTGAAGAACGCTCGGCTTACCTCTATCTACCTTAGAAGAATCAAGTGGTTACTCACACGCACCTATCACATGCCCCATGTTAGAAACCACTTAAATTGCTCTGCAAGCACAACGACACAACAGAGGTGAGGTGTGAGTTGTGATAACTGTCTGTATGTAACCACTAGATCCTTCATGGGGTTGTGAGATCACGAAAAGTGAGTTGTGTTACTCACAAACCGTCAGCTCAAATCCACTGCTATAACTGACTGTGCTTTTTGTATAAACCCTAAACGTTGTTTTCACCTTGAACGCAAGTGGTTTATCACAACCTACTTCAGCTCTCCTTTCTCAAACCGCGTCGCATAAGACTGAGCGCAATGCCATGGCTCTACCCACCGACACTGGCCCTGATCCCGACTGCAGACGCGGTGAACCTGGTTGCCGTGTGCATCCTCACCAAACTCAATTGTTGTTCCGTTTTTAAACTCTTGAATAATTTCCAAAGAAAGTATCTACTACTGTTATTATTGTAAGTAAGATAATGTTTTTAGTTAAAAATGTCAGTTTCTAGGTCGAATAGGCGTGCAGACCCTGCTAAGCAACGCCGTGTTGCAGAGCAGCAGGCTGTGCTCGAATCTCTTCGAGCTGGTCAGCCAATTAGAGGTGCTGTATCCGCGAATCCAGTTGTTGCTGGCCTACAAAATATCACGAAAGCTTTAGGTGGTTATACTCAACCAGACCTTTATCCAGCGCAACTTGGAGGAAAGAATGTTTTAATTGGAGGTCCTGGATCTCAGTTGATGCCGGTTAATGTTGGAGGACAAACTTTATATCCACTCAAGAGTGGTGATCGGGTTATTTACCGTTCAACTTCTGAAACAACACCGCAAAATACTTTCTTAAGACAGGAAGCTTCAAAACCAGAACCTCAACCCCCTACCTCACCTACTCCAATCGTTACAGGCCTTACTCCTGATGGTGAAGTAGACCGCACTCAGAGCGATGAATACAAGGCCACACGTGCTCGTTACGACCAGCTTCGTAAGGCTGGCCCTGAGGTGGTGATGACACCTGAGGGGCTTCGTGAGAAAGCAGTTGATTATGGTCTTCAGGAGTGGGCTAAGATGTATCCTCAACTTGCCGCTAAACAGGAAGCTGCTAAGTATGGAACCTTTAATCCATTAATGCAGAAAACTTTTGGTTATCAGACTGGTGAAGCACCTGATCAAGTGCAACGTCAGATGATGATTGGTGGTCAACGTTATGATGTTGATCCAGAAGCAATTCAATATCAAGTTGATCAGCAACGTGCTGCTGAGATGGGATCACCGAATCCATTAGTGCAACAGGAGATGCAACAAGAAGCCACTGCAGATCAAGCTGCAAAGGCTACAACTGCTGGCATGAATCGTCCCATTGCAGATCGCGTTGAAGATTTTTTAAGAAGGGGACCTTCTAGAGAAACAACGATGTTCCCAACAGAACGTTTGTTTTGATATGGCCGGAGATTTTCCTGTGATGATGAACAATAATAACTTTGCAATGAACATGGCATCAAATCCTGCTGGTTATCTGCAGATGTATGTGCAGGGTATGCGAGAGCATGAACAAGCAGGTACCGATATTCCTGACTTTAGGGTTCAACAAGAGTATGCACAGGAACAAGGTGGACCATTATTTCAAAGTTATGAAGTATCAGGTAGTCCAAGTTTTGATGTAAATATGCCATACATTCCTGGTGGCCGTAGTTTTGAAGGAGTACCTAATGCTTCTCCAGAAATGTTACGCCGCCTTCAGCAACGCAAGCAAATCAATCCTGGCGGACAACAACTTTTTCCAGTTAAGAAAGTATAACTAAATTAAAATACTAATACTTAGGACAAAGAAATGAGCCAGACGAAGACCCAACTTGTTGACGGATTTAATATTAATACATCTGCACCAGCAGATAGTTTGGTTATTGATAGTTCCGGCAACGTAGGGATTGGCACTACGAGTCCTAGCGAGCTAATTACAGGACGAGGAAACATATTCCTTGAAACCAATTCCACATCTGCCGATTCTGGCGCTGGATTATTCTGGCAGTCAACGACAAGCGGCTGGACTTCTGCAAGTGCACACGCCGCGATTTATGGAAAACGAGTTGACGGTAGCAATGGTTATTTAAGATTTGATACTCGTTCAGGTGGAACCACAGCAGAACGCGCCCGCATCGACTCCAGCGGCAGGCTCTTAGTTGGTACGTCTTCGAGCACTGACGACGTAAGAGCTGTTTTCCAAAGCAATCCCACTGATTCAACACTAGGCGGAGCCATTGCGCTTTCCTACACCTCAAATAGTCCGGCAGATGGTGATTGGCTAAGTCGAATTGATTGCACCGATAGTTCTGCAAATGTAGCCGCCAGAATTATCGCTGCTCGGGACGGTGGTACATGGACTTCTGGATCTAGCCATCCAGGCCGCCTAACGTTCTCCACTACTGCGGATGGGGCGAGTACCCCGACGCCAAGATTAGAAATTAATTCAAGTGGACAAATTAGAAGTGGTAATGGCATCATTACAGATAATTCAAATGGTGCTGGTGAACGTTTTACAGGTGGTGGTTTTATTGGAATCAATAACGACACTTTTGATATTAATGCTTTTTGCTTCAGAGTACAAACAGGGATAACCAAAATCCCAAGAATGTACATTAGAAATGATGGTGATCTTGAAAACTCTAACAACTCTTACGGCGCCATCTCCGACATCAAACTAAAGGAGAACATCGTTGACGCATCCTCGCAGTGGGATGATCTGAAGGCGCTGCAGGTTCGGAAATACAACTTCAAGTCTGAAACAGGCTATGGCACCCACACCCAAATCGGTCTCATCGCCCAAGAGGTTGAGCTTGTCTCCCCTGGTCTCGTCAGTGAATCCCCTGACCGCGACGAAGACGGCAACGACCTTGGCACCGTCACCAAGAGCGTCAACTATTCGGTGCTCTACATGAAGGCAGTCAAGGCACTGCAAGAGGCAATGGGGCGCATCGAACAACTGGAAGCCGAAATGGCTGAAGTTAAAGCTCAGCTCTCGTAGTCCCCTTCTCTACTGGTTACGAGCACGTTCGTAAACTTATGAACACGTTCGTATTTACGAGTATTTGTCCGTAATCCAGTAGTCTTTGACGCTAAGGGGCTTGACAAACCGGTGGAGGGTGGGTTAGGATGGTTCCATAATCACCTAATCACCCTACCACCAATGGCTCTAACCCTTGTCTCCGCCTGGGATCAGTTCGTTGCTGAGCGATCCATCTCCCTGGCACCAACCAGTTTGACATCTGACTACCGGCAAGTCAGTAAGTGGCTTGCCCGGTCTCCCTACCAGAACTTCGAGGCAGATGGTCGCAAGATCATGGTCTGGCTTCTACAGGAGGAACCTGTTCGGTCAGCACGTCGGGTAGCTATGTACCTTAAAAGTCTCTACCGTTGGGCTAGTCAGGAGGATGTAGCTCTGATTGAACGGAGTCCTATCCAATCCTTCCGTATGCCCAAAGCTCCTCAAAAGGATGAGGAGATCGTTGTCATCCCACGCACTGAGCTAGGACTTGTCTTTGCTTCTCTTGAAGCTAAGCGTACTTACCGTAACGTTAGCTGGGCAGCATATGCTGAATTTATGCTGCAAACTGCTATGCGTACTGGTGAAGTCCGTGCTCTGCTGTGGGACGATATTAAAGATAGTAAGATCCTTGTACACCAAAATTATACGCTCACTCACGGGCTAAAGAACAGTACAAAAACTAATAAAAAGCGTTGGGTACCGCTGAATGAAAAGTGTCTTGGGATCCTAAATTCATTGCAACAAACCAGTGAGTATATCTTCCCGTGGAATCGTCTTGCCTTCCAAAGTTACTTCCGTAAGCGAATGATGAAACTGCGTGAAGCTGAGATGATTTCTAGCCTCTATCGCCCATATGATTTACGGCATACTGCTATCAGCCATTGGATTGAGGCAGGTATTCCTGTTGCTCAGGTTGCATCCTGGGCAGGTAATACTGCTGATGTCATTTGGAAGCACTATGCAAACACAACCCAAGAATACCAAATCCCTGTTATTTAAAATCATGTCTACTACTTTTACTTGGAACATTGCCAACCTTGAGCGTGAAACCTCTGATGGTTACGTTTACACCGCTCACTACACCGTTAACGCTGCTGATGACACTTACAGTGCGGGTGCCTATGGCTCGCTTGGTCTTGAGCGTGGCGGCCATCTGATCCCCTTTGCTGATTTAACCAAAGAAATCGTAGTGGGTTGGGTAAAAGAAAAACTGACCGCTGAAAAGGTCACCGAGATCGAAGCAGCTCTCCAGGCACAACTGGATGAACAACATGCCCCCACTAAAGTATCCGGTTTACCTTGGAGTAACACATTATGATTGAAGCGGCGATCTCAGCAGGTGTAGCCTTTATTTCTGGCATTGTTATCCTTACCAATCGGCTCCACTCACGAATTGGTGAGGTGAGTCGCCGTGTTGATGCAGTAGAACTTCGTGTTGCTAAGGAATATCTTAGTAAGGCAGAATTTTCTAGTGCATTAGAACGAGTGGAAGGACACATGGTACGAATTGAACAAAAACTCGACGGTATTTTAACAAATGGAACTAATTGCAATCATTAACTCCCCTATCTTCTGGGTGATCGTAGCCGCTGCTTCTGAAGTAATCGGTATGTCTAAACTGAAGGATAACTCAGTCCTTCAACTTGTCTTTACTGCAATTAATGCACTGAAGCCAAAAAAGTAATAGCAAGAGAAGCTGTAGACAAGGCTCTGTCTGATCTTGCATTACCTGATTCAACTGTGGATCAGCCTATCTTTACTGAGACCAAAAGTTTCGGTGAGGATGGCTGGTCCATTTCTTTAACAGCACCATTCTATGAAAAAGAAAAAAGCAACTGAAGACCAGTTTAACGAACTGCATAACCTTGTTACTAAAGAACTTCTCAACCGTATAAAAACGGGTGAAGCCACTACAGCAGATTTAAAAGCTGCTATTGAATGGCTACATAAAAATGACATCAGTGGTGTTGCTTATGATGGTAATCCACTAGATAAACTAGCAAACATTATGCCACAAATTGACCCTGAAATGGTCCAGAGGAGCTTGTATGGCAAAGAAACGCTTTAGTGGACCCAAATATGCTAACGGTAACTATAAGGCCCAACAGAAGGCGTATAACCGCACTAAGGAAGGTCTTAAGATCCGTACTGCAGCTAACAAATTAAATAGAAAACTAGGTACTTACGGTAATGGTGACGGTAAAGACGCGAGTCATACCGGACCAAATAAAGGTAAATTGGAATCACCCAAAATTAACCGTTCTCGTCCCCGTAAAGGTAAAAGTTATGCTTAATGACTTACTAAAAATTTTAAAAAAACCCAAAAGAGATTATTCAAAAAGTGATAAAATTTTACTTAATAGTCTTGATCAATTAGTAAAACGTCAAAGGGAAAACGAACTTTTATTTATTACACCTGCCGATCAGAGTAATTATGAAAGTAGAAGAGCTGTAAGTTCTCAAAATCCTGATTATGTTGGTCCGCTGCGTGGTGGGGGTATAGGCACTAAAGATCGTATGCCAGGTACTAGACCGACACAATCTTTAAGTACTAAAATAAATGAATTACTTATTAAGCCTAAACGTGAAAAGTACCCTGGTTTTCTTTAAGCAATTATGACCCCACTGCTTCCTAGTCCTGAACACTACTTACAAAACCTGATAACGATGACAAGTCCCGAAGCAAAGCGTCTTTGGAGACGCGCCATTAAAGAACACTTCAACTGTACTTGTGTCTATTGTGGAGAATCTTATGAATTACATGAACTTACTCTTGACCATGTTCGCCCTAAGTCTTTGGGCGGAGAAGATCTTACCAGTAATCTTGTACCAGCCTGCCATAAGTGTAATCAGGATAAAGGAAGCAACCATTGGTTACAATGGATGAGAAATAAATTTGGTATTAATCAAATTCGTGAAACATTAATTTTATCACATATTAGCTGATGGCTAACCCAGTAACACCACGGAAACGAG